GCCCTAGAGGCCCCCGAACTGGAGTACCGCCAGGTCCTTGACCTGGACCCGAGCCTCCAGGCGGGGCCCGTCTACTACCACCTCCGGGCCCACGGGGGGACCGAGTGGGTGCGGGTCCAGGTAGACGCCTCCCGCCCCAGGCGGCAGGCCCTGGTGAGCGTGGCCCGGGACCTCCTCCGGCCGAGGCTCGAGTGGCACCTGGCCCGGGCGGTCCAGGAGGGGCGCATCAGGCCCGCCCTGGGCTACGTTCCCATCCTGGAGCAGAACGCCCTGGCCAAGGACGACCCGCTTCCCGCCATCCTGGTCAAGGAGTCCATCACCCCCATCGGCATCCCCATCGGCATGGCCCGGGGGGAGTGGCGGCCCGCCGCCCCGGGGCAGGCCTACCGGGAGAACAGCTACCACTACCGGGCCAAGGTGGACCTCCTCATCCTTTCCGAGACCCCCTCGGAGCGCACGGACCTGGCTAACCTCGTCCACGGGGCCATCCTCATAGACCAGCCTCTCCTGGAGGACCAGGGCTGGCGGGGTCTCGAGGTGGCCCGCTTCACCGAGATGGCCTTTGACCCGGCGGGGTTCCCCGTGTTCGCCGAGGAGGTTTCCGTGGATGGGGAGGTCACCTTCGTGGTGCGGGAGGAGATGGCCTACAGCGTTTCCGAGCCGGAAACCTTCTTCACGCCACTCTGACGGACCTGGCCGCTAGGGTGGGGCCGGTATGGGGAAGGCGAAGGAAGACACCACCACCCCCGAGGCCCAGGCCCCTGAGCCTGAGGTCCTGGACCTCGAGGTCTGGCTCACCGAGAAGGGGCTTAGCCGCCCCGTGGCCGAGCTCATGCGGGTCCTCTACCGGGGGCAGAAGAAGACCCGGGAGGACTGGGACCGGGCGCTCCAGGAGGCCCTGGCCCGGCCGGTGAGGTGAAAGGAGGAAGGAGATGAGCAAGTTTGGCATCTACTTTGCCGGGCGGGACATCGTCCTCCCCGGCGTCTACGCCCGGGTGGTGGCCGACGGCATGACCCCGGAACGGGGCGTGCCCAGCCGGGCCCTGGCCATCATCGCCACCGCCGCCGGGGGCGAGGCGGGGGGCGTGACCCGGATCACCCGGCCTAGCCAGATCAAGGAACTCCTCATTGACGGCGTGGGGGCCAGGCTGGTGGAGCTGGCCATGATGCCCTCCGGCGAGGTGCAGGGGGCGAGCGACATCTACTTCATCCGGGTGGGCCGCCCCACCAGGGCCACCCTCAGCCTCGGGGACGCCACGCTGAGCGCCAAGATCGCCGGGCGGGTGGGCAACGCCATCCGGGCCCGCAGGACCGCCGCCCAAAGCGGGCTCGCGGGCGCCTGGGACCTCTACCTGGAGGACACCCTCCGGGGCCTAACGGAGACCTACCGGGACCTGGGGCCGGTCCTCGAGGTGCGGTACGTGGGGAGCGGGACGCCCCCCACCAGCGTGAGCGCCACCGTCTCGGGGGGCACCGTCACCATCACCCTCGGGTCCTACACCTTCACCTCCGACGCCCTCCCCACCCTCGCCAAGCTGGCGGACGCCATCAACGCCACCTCGGACTGGACGGCCAGGCTCGTGGGGCCCCTGGTGGGGGTCCTCACCGCCGACCTCCCCGCCCAGACGGTGACCCTCTCCGGAGGCAAGGCCACGTTCTCCCTCCGGGGCAAGGCCTACGAGTACGCCCTCGCCAACAGCGCCATCGCCACGGCCACGGCCGCAAGCGGCACCGCAAGCGCCCTCCCCTGGACCTTCTTCTCCGGCGGAAGCGAGGGGCCCACGCCCACCATAGCCGACTGGCTCAACGCCCTGAGCCTGGCGGAAGGGCTTGACGTGCACGGCGTTGTGGTGGGCACCGGGGACCTGGCCGTGCTGGCGGCGGCCGCCGGCCACGTCATGGCCATGAGCGACGCCAGGAACCGCCGGGAGCGGCTCCTCTATTGCGGCCCTGAACTCCAGAGCTCCAAGGCGGCCCTCATGAACGCGGCCAAGGAGCTGGTGAGGGGCATCGGGGGGAGCCGGGTGGTGGTGGTGGCCGCCGAGCCCAAGCTCGTGGACGCCCGGACCGGTAAGCTCACCATTTACCCCTCCTACTACACCGCCGCCATGCTGGCCGGGATGAAGGCGGGGAACCGGCCCGAGATGCCCCTCACCTGGAAGTCCCTCGCCATCTTCGGGCTTAGCTACGACTACACCACGGAGGACCTCGAGGACCTCCTGGAGAACGGCGTGGTGCCCGTGCACTACGACCCCGGCCGGAACAAGTACGTAGTCACTCAGGGCATCACCTCCTACACCCAGGATGCCAACGTCATCTACCGCAAGATCGCCGGGATGGACATCGCCGACTACTTGAACAAGAAGATCCGCCTCCGGCTTCAGCGCTTCGTTGGTAGGGTGGGGGACCAACTCACCATCAAGCAGATCCTTTCCGCCGTGGTGGGGCTCCTCCAGGAGGAGGTGCGGGGGCCTAACAACCCGGACGGCGTGCTCACCGACGGCGTTGACCCCGCCACGGGCCAGCCCACCCCGGCCTTCCGCAACGTGGAGGTGGTCATGGACGGCTTTGACGCCGTGGGGGTGCGCTACGAGGCCCACCCCGTGGGCGAGATCGCCTACATCACGGCCACGGCCTACCTGACCCCGGTGCGCATCGAGGCCCGGGCCTAGAGGAGGTGACGTAGCAGATGGCGGCCATTAACGAGCAGATCACCCGGCACGCGAACCGGTGCCGCTTGCTCCTGGACGGCGAGATCATCGCCGAGGGGCTGAACCTCTCCGTCCAGGAGCAGGGCGGCACCCAGGGCATCTACACCGTGGGCTCCGAGTACCCTCACGAGCACGTGCACAACCAGTACTCGGTCAACGTCCAGATCGGCGCCCTGTGGTGGAAGGAGAATGGCCTTAGCAAGCTTTCGGTGGGCGGGGGTGAGCTAGTCCAGCTTCCCCCGGTGGACGTGGAGGCCTACGACGAGTCGGACGGGGCCACGCTCTGGGTGGTGCGCAGCTGCACCCTCGCCTCCCGGAGCGTGACCGTGAACGCCAACCAGCCCCTCCAGCGCAACGTGCAGCTCATGGGCATCCGTGTGGATGACCTTAGTGGCGGCATTGGCGGTGGAGTGGGCAACGCCATCTAGCCCCTAGGCCTTTGGGCGGGCCGGACCCCCGGCCCGCCTTCCCCTTTTGGGGGGTAGAGTGAGGGGCGTGAAGGGGAGCGTCCGTATCCAGCACAAAAACCCTGAGCTTTCCGGGGAGGTCACCTTTCACCTCCCCACCCTCTACGAGCGGATCGCCATCGGCCGGCGGGTGGCCCAGCTTTGCGCCCCGGCCAAGTGGGAAGACCTGCCCCCGGACGAGCGGGCCCTGGCCCGGGTGGTGGCGACCCTCGAGCACATCATAGACACGGCCCCCAAGGGCTTCTACGAGACCGGTCCTGACGGCAGGCCCCGCCTGGCCCCGGGGAGGCTCCTGGAGGTGGATGAGGGGCTTTTATGGGAGGTGTGGGCCGCCTACGTGGCCCTAGGGGATTCTTTTCGTAGAGGTGGAGAGGGCCTTGAGGGAGCTGGTGGCGAGCCCGGAGGCCCGGGTGGTGGCCCGAGCGGCGAAGGCCCTGGGGCGTGACCCCCTCGAGGCCCTCGGCCTTCCCCCCGTGCCCCTGGTGGGCGAGGTGGCCATCTTGGCCCTCGCCCTAGCGGAACCCGAGCTTGGAGAGCGGATCAAGGAGGAGGAGGAGGTCCAGGCCTTCAAGGAGGAGATGGAGCGCAAAGCGGCCTGGGAGGCCGCCCTACCCGGAGGAAGGGGCTACCGTGGGCCTAGGGGGACCGCATGGACCGAAAGGTAGAGATCGCCATAGAGGGAAAGGTCCGGGTAGACCTAGACGAGGCCGCCGTGGAGCGGGCCAAGGCCCGGGCCGCCGAGGTGGAGGGGGCCGCTAAAAAGGCGGCTAGCGCCTTGGCCCAGCTGGAGGACAGGGCGGCGGTCCTCGAGGGGTACCTAGAGCAAGCCTTGGCCTCAGAGAAGGAGCGTGGAGCCCTCGAAGGCCCGGAGGGGCGAGGCCT